TTATTTAATTTTCTGTTCTGTTCCAGATCATATAAGTGAGCCACCTCTTTAGTGGGAGTTAACCAATTCATTATATACCCCTCAGAGATCTTGGTTATTTTTGAATTGGTGTTTGATAACCAATCACCAAGAAATGTAATTTCCTTTGATTGACCAAACTCTTTGACCACTATCAAAAGTTTCTGCTACACATTGTTCTGGTAGCATAGCTTGTCTGATGCCTTCATAGTCTGTTGCTGCCAACTTCTGAGGAATACCTAATCGTTCTATTACTGCTTTTATGAAAGCAGGTGAACGATATAATGATTTTGCTATATCAGATATATTCTGACCATCTAAGTAATATGTCACGATGCTTTTCTTTTCAGCTTCTGTGACTCCCTTTCCTTTGTTCTGTGCTTTTCTCAACTCACGATATCTTACAGTTTCTTCGTGTTCTTCTATAAGTTTATTTAATCGTGTAGTATTATAACTAATGTTCAGTATGCTACATGCTTCTTTCTTTGTTATAGGTTTCTCTGCCCTGAGTAAGCTGATTACATGCTGAAGGTTAGCTTCAGTTAAATTTTCGTGTTTCTTAATTCTTGCTGCCAATATCGTTTCCTAATAAAATTATTGCGTAATGAATGATTTTTAATAAATCATCTTGGTTTCTACCTTCTTTCTTGCCATATCTCTGTGCGTATTTAATAATGTTTCCTATACAGAAACCTTCGCCATGTTCAGCATCAAATATGAACTCTGTAGATTGTATCTTATTCATACTGTAGTGAGCCTCGTACGTTTTTAAAATATGGTTTGTTACCATAGTTAGTACTTTGTCCTCATTAAATTTATACTTAGTCTTACTCACTTTGCTGTTATCCTTTTCTCGTAGTCAGCATAATCTTCGTTCCACCAATCAGGTTTATCACGATGTGACCATGCTGCAAATGTTGCTTTGTCCAAATGGTAGTAATCACGATAACTTTGTATCGGATTATCATAATCTTTTAGTTCGTCAGGCATAGCTAGACCAAAAGTTGTGAATCCAACTCTTGGTAAATTTATTGGGTCTGGTAGTTTATTTACTACTTCCATTACAGATTTGTGTAGTTTGCCATAACGATAGTGGTATTCATCATTCAATGCATTAGCATAGCAATGAACCCACTCATGATTATCCAATGACTCTCTTGCCCAGATTGTGCAAGGATGATTGTACATCATTGGAAGGTAGGGGATGGGTCGTTCCTCTAGAGGTAAGTGTTTTATTCCAGCCTTCTCTTTGTTTAGAACCTCTCGCTCTTCGGCATTGAGTGCACGAGGAACAAACCCTAATAGTTTATCAATCCAAATAGTTGTGCAAAGAATCTGAGCAGCCTCTAGTGGCATCTTGACAATATGTTTGTCAACATGATACTGTGCTGCCTTATCTAAGTCCTCGTCAAGATAAAATAAATTCATCTATCTTTCCCAACACTTATAGCCTTTGCAATCCTTCATCTTTGTACCGAATGATTTACAGTACGGACAAGGCTTGTCTTCAGTCCATTTGATTTTCTTTATGTCTTTGAATTTTTTCATAACCTATATTATACTAAAGTTATAAGGAAAAGTCAAGAACTATTTTTTGTCTCCATTAAAAGATGCACTTGATTTACTTGTTCCAGCGTATAAACCAAACCAAGCGGCACCAGCACCCACGATTATACTGATAAGTCCTGACTGCTCAAGGGTTGGCTCTGGCAAATCCATAAACCACATGGTTGAGTAATAAAGTAAAAAGATATATACACTTAAGAAAGCACGGGGAAAAATCCTCCAACTATCTACTGTGGCGGCTAAGTGTATCCACTTTTGCCACGGATTTACTTTATCTTCATTTTCAAGTATAAATATTTTTTGTTTCAAGTCATTATTTTCTTGAATCATTTCCATAAATTTACTTAGGTCTATTTCAACCTCATTTCTATCCATATCCCCACTAAATTGTCCACTAGGCATGTTCATAGTTTAATCCTTAACTATTCTTGGCTTGTTCCTTTGCTTTACCCACATTGATTGCAAACCAATCTAATATTTTGTAAAGTTTTCCAACAAATACATCATCTGCTGGAGTAGGAGTTAAAGCCGCTATGATTGAAGCGCCCATGACTAACCACGGTACGACTTGAATCCAACCGATCACCCATTGTAAGAATTCTAACATTCTTATTCTCCGATGCTCTTACGAGCCTTTCCCTATTCATCACTAGGGATTGTATAACCATCAATACTACTTAATCTAATGTCTTCCCACCTATTGGTGTCAAGACGATATAGTAATATTGCATCACTTGATGACTGATTAATTTTCACTGGTAGCATATGCTCTTGCAAGGTGCAAGGTATGCTGTACTGACTCCCAGATTTTAAACTTGTAAAAGAAACTTCTACAACATTTGTTTTCAATAGTTCTTTTAACTTGTCAAAACTTACCATCAATTTTCTTTTCAAGGTCTTCAAACCTCTTGAGAATGTTCTCCCAGCTTTCAAACTCACATAAATCTTTCGGAGGGTGTGAATCTGTTTCTAGTTTTTCTACTCGTTCTTCTAATTCTTCTAGCCATTCTTCGTTTTCTTCAAAGCGTCCTTGGACGACAGGGTTCTTATCAAAGAACTTTGAACCCTTCATCATGGCTCTATAATCTAATAGGAAGTTCCAGTACTCACTTAGCGTTTTTAACATAGAAAATTATATCTCCAATTGTTCGTAATTTTTCTACATCTTCATCAGGAATAACTACATCTAACTGTTCTTCAACTGCCATTATCACTTCTACTGAATCTAAACTATCTGCACCAACATCATCTATTAAATCCATGTCAATACTAATATTTTTTCTATCAAAGTGATCGTTTACTATCATGTGTACTGTATCTTCTATACTCATTGTTTTACTACTATTCCTGCGTTATTAACGACCTCTGTCTGAGGTGTTGTAACTCTTCGGTAATATATTACCACTTCCTTTAAATCTTTGATGTATCTTTTTATTTCTTGCATATTGTATGCCATAAGTTCATAGTCAGGTACTGACATAGCAAAAAACACAAGTTGTCCTTGTTCTTTTTCTACTCTTGCAAGAAACTCGTCTATGTTCTTTTCAGAAACTACATACCAATAAGGTTCTTTTAAATCAATCTCTCTTGGTAGTATTGGTTGTGCTATCTGCCTTTCTATCGGCTTTGCACTAACCTCTAATGTCTTTGGTGGGAATAGGCTGCACGATGATGCTATCATCAGCGGCGTCAATATCCCTGCTATCTTCTTCAATTCCATCAAATACCTCTTTCGTTGCTTTATTAGCTCTTGGTTCTATTAGCCCAGGCTTTGCAGCGGCTAACTTGGTTAAGTTATGTCTTTTAAATATATCAAGATAACGATTCATTTCTTTTTGTGTTTCTTGATTTTTAAGAGCTAACTCATTTAATTGTGAAGTTTGTAGTGCAAAATCATTTTGTAGAGTACTTATTGTTTCCTCTTGAGTTTGAACTGCTACTTCTAATGTTGCATTATTCTGTCTAAGTGCTTGGTTGTCTTGCCAAAGCCACCAACAAAGTCCACTTACTACTAGCAATAATGCCAGAAAAAACTGGTTCATGTGTATCTTTCCTCTTTTTCTATGCCGTTGATATAGTGTGTTCCTTTACACCAATCGTATGCGTGTGGATTTTCATCAAATAAAAAGAACTCACAATCAGGTGCTCTCTCTTTTGCTGGGTCTATTAATTCTATCTCTGGGTCATTACTAATGACATAAAATAAAATAATTGCTACTCCCAACTTAAATATCATAATTGTTCTATCTTGATATTTAGTCCTTCAGCACCGTACATCTCTACTACATCACCTTGTTCGGTTCTAAACTTAATAGAGTCTTTGGTTCGTTTTATGACTTTTCTGATTATAAACTCTTCATCATCAGAGTCGCCCCAAACATTATTATAACTTACTTTTAGTTTATATAATGTAATGAACTTCGCTTTGAAGTTTATCCACCATTCTTGAAAGGTTTCTTTCTTAGACATCTGACCAGTCTTTACCTTCAAATAATAATGCTTCTGCTTCTCTTCTTCTGACTAAACCTTCTAATACTTTACCACCTGCTTTGTTCCATCTTTTAATCTGTGCAGGTACATCATCATATTGTCCTGCATTTAGAACTTTAAGCATTGTGGAATTATTTAGATTAGTCGGACCGAGATTATATGTCCATGATACCAATGCATCAAATTCGTTTTGTTTTAATTCAGGCTCAACCATGTCATTAATATAGCCTTCATACTCATGTAGCTCGTGTGCTAGTAAGTCTTCAGCATCTTGTTTGCTTATTTTCATACCATCTTCTACAGGAGTGCCATCTATAAGTTTTAGGGAGCCATAGCCTATTGTGGCTTTATTTGCAGCACAACGATAACTTACTACGTTGCCGTCTGCATCTGTAGGACAGCCTTCAAAGTGTTTTATTAGTTCTAGTCCATTTTCTGATATTTTTAACATTTTTTCTCCAAAGTTGGGGGAGCAAAT